TCTTATCAAGAAAATAGTAAAAGAATTAGTTTTTATATAACAAATTATATTAATAAAGAAAAATTTGTTGTTCCAATTAATTATAGTAAGGATGTTAGACTTCGTTGGTTAGAGGGATTAGTTGACGCAGATGGATGTATTAATTTAAATGCTGCAAAGGATTCAACTTCAATTCAATTATCTTCAATAAATTTTAGGTTTTTACAAGACGTTCAAATGCTATTAACAACATTAGGTATTCAAACAAATGTTAAATTAAATCATAAAGCAGAAAAGCGTTTAATGCCAAAAAATGATGGAACCGGAGATTATGATTATTATATGTGTAAAGATTGTTATATTTTATATATAACTGGAAAATCAGTAAATAAACTTATTGATATAGGATTTCAACCAAAAAGACTTAATGTAATGTATTGTGAGAGATTAAATAATACTATGGAAATTTCTGAAAGAATAAAAATAGTCGGCATTGAAAAAATACATGAAAATAAATCAACATATTGTTTTAATGAGCCAAAAAAACATAGAGGAATATTTAATGGAATTCTTACTTGCCAAAGTGAAACATATTCTCTCTTAATTGAGACTTATATTAAAGATAAAGAGGAAAAGAATAAGCTCTTTAATGCTATTAGTCATTTTCCTTGTATCAAAAAGAAATCTGATTGGGCTCAAAAATGGATTCATGATAATAGAAGTAGTTTTGCTACCAGATTAGTTGCCTTCGCTTGTGTAGAGGGAATTTTTTTCAGTGGCGCATTTTGTAGCATTTATTGGTTGAAGAAACGTGGTCTAATGCCTGGATTAACATTTAGTAATGAATTAATTTCAAGAGATGAGGCTCTTCACTGCGAATTTGCTGTTCTTTTATATAGTAAACTACAAAAGAAGATTGATAAGGCTCGCATTCATGAAATTATTAAGGAAGCAGTAGAAATTGAAACTGAATTTATTTGTGAGGCTTTACCATGTAAATTAATTGGTATGAATTCTGATTTGATGACTCAATATATTAAATTTATTGCTGATAGATTAGTAGTCCAACTCGGCTACAAAAAGATTTATGATGTTAATAATCCTTTTGATTTTATGGAATTGATTAGTCTTGAGAGTAAAACATCATTCTTCGAGCGTCGCGTCTCAGAATACGCATTAGCAAATAAGACCGTAGATGATGATGTTTTTGAGCTTTCAGAAAATTTTTAAAAAAATTGATCATATTTTATAAAATAATATAATATATTATAAAACAACTACTTAGAGAATTCTTGTTTATAATATATATACATAATGCCAAAAACTCAAACAGATTATACAAACACAATAATATATAAACTATGTTGTAAAAATCCAACAGTTACTGATATTTTTATAGGACATACGACTAATTTTACACAAAGAAAAAATTCACATAAAACGTCTTGTTGTAATGAAAATTCTAAAAATTATAATCAAAATGTGTATCAATTTATTAGACAAAATGGTGGTTGGGATAACTGGAGTATGGTTCAAATTGAATTAAAAAACTGTAAGGATAAGAGAGAGGCAGAATTAATAGAGCATACTTTTATCCAAGAATTAAAAGCAACCCTAAATGTTAATAATCCTTATGGAATGTATAAAGAGAATCCACAACAATATAAAGAAGACTGGTATGAAGAAAATAAAGAAGAAATTTTAGAAAAAGCAAAAGAATATTATGAAGAAAATAAAGAACAAAAACTTGAATATCAAAAACAATATGCTGAAGAACATAAAGAAGAAATCGCAGAAAAACAAAAGGAATATAGGGAGAAAAATAAAGACAAATTATCAGAACAAAAAAAAGAATATAGAGCAGCTCATAAAGAAGAAGCAGCGAAAGCACAAAAAGAATGGCGTGAATCAAATAAAGCAAAACTTAAGACCCAAAAGGCTGAAATTATTAATTGTGAATGTGGTAATCAATACACTTTTGGTAATAAACACAGACATTTACAATCTAAAGTCCATATAAATTATCAAAATCAATTATGTGGAATAATTGAACCTGACCCTGAACCAAAAATGAGCGAAGAAGAAAAAAAAGAGATTTCAAGACAGAAACAAAAAGAGTATAGAGAGAAAAACTCTAAAAAAATTAAAGAATTCAAGAAAAAATATAATGAAGAAAATAAAGAACATATCAAAGAGCAAACTCATAATTATTATCAAGAACATAAAGATGAAATTAAATTAAAGGCTAAACAATATGTTGAAGAAAATAAAGATAAAGTCAAAGAATATAAGGATAGTTGGTATCAAAAAAATAAGGAGAAAATATTAGAAAAACAAAAACAAACATTTGTATGCGAATGTGGTGCTGAAGTTAGATGTTCTGGTAAAGCAGAACATTTAAGAAGCACTAAGCATAAACATTATGTAGAAAGTTTACAATCCCTAAACCTTTAAATTGTTTTATTATATATTTTAAAAACAATTTAAAGACCCTTATTACAAATTGTAGTTGCTTTTGATATATTTTTAATTATTTTTTCTTCTTTTTCATTTTCATTATTTCCTGAACCACCCATTGCCTCTATTACCATCTTATCATATGTATCTGATATTTTTAAAGATGAATTTTTATAATCTGGATATTTCTCTCGAAACTGAGGAAGAAGTTTTATATTTTTATTAGCTATTGTACTAATAACCTTCTTTATTTTTTTCTTTTCTTCATCTTCTTTTGCCCATTCTCCTTTGTCTTTTATGTACATTGTTTCACGTTTCTTATCTGTACAATGAATAGGTCTTTCAGTTTCATCTAAGTTATTTAAATTTTTAACTATTATCTTAGAAATTCCCTCTACATATCCTAGTTCTCCTACTTCCATCAAATCGTTTAATTGAAGTTTTATGGAATCAACAAAGTCGGTTATATTCATAGCATTTTTACAGGTCTCATTTAAAAAGAAATTGAGATTAAATGCTTTGTTATGTGAATTAGTATGTGTAATATTATTATTTGTAACTACGCCATTTTTAACTAAATTATTTATAGTATTATTCTGCTCTAATATGATTTGCTTCATTTCTTTATTATCTTTAATTAACTCCATAACAAGGTCTGTTGTTATAATATTTGATGGAGTAGTTGAACCATTACATATTTTTTTATGTCTCCATAATGTAGTTCTATTATTGAAGCTTATTCCACATGTACATTGGAGATTTTTAGCGACTTTTAGCGACAAATCTGTTACTAATGTTTCATTTTCTCTATTTTTGTGTTTTATCGTTTGTAAATGTTTTTTATAATCCGTAAGTTTACATGTATTATAGTCACATAGTTCACAATGGTGATTTTTAGCGATTTTTAGCGACAAATCTGTTTCAAAATGTTTCATATATTGTAACAAGAAAATCTCCCTAAATACTTTTCCGCAAAAAATATAAAAAATTATGATCATTAAAAAAAAATTTTTCGTTTAATTTGTGACGATAAATTTTTTTTATCAAGACAAAATTTTTTGTCAGTAAGGACTATTTTGGCTACCCAATTTTGGACATTTTTTTTGTCCATTTTTGAAAAGTCAAAATACTTTTCATTTTTTGAATCTCTTCTTTTTCTCTACATGTGTAGGAAACTTTTTTGGACCATTTTTTCAGAAATTCAAGAATTTCCCTTCATCATGTAGTGTCTCGTCTTTAAGTACCTTTAAGAATATATATTATTTTGCCTTCTTTGGGCGACCTCTTGGCTTCTTCTCTTTTACTTCTTCTATTACCTTATTTGGTGTTGGTTTTGGTGTATCTTCGAAAAATTTAACATCTTCATAATTTATTTTATCTCTTTTATTTTTATACATTGTTGAAACTCTACCTAAGAATTGTGGAAATTTTATCATGGTTTTCTTGTTACATTTTGAAGTAGCATTTATTACACTTAATGCTACATGAGGTTCAAATTCCCAATTTGCCATATTTACTTTAGTTTCAAATAAATCCGCATCTGATAAAGCATCTGCTGAATAAGCTAAATTATCTAATCTTTTCATTTCGTCATTAATACTTAAAATATTATTTATATAATTCTCTTGAATCATTAATGGATGTAAATCATTTGATAACCAATATGCCTCATATTTGCTATCTATTGTTTCATCCATTGATAACAATTTTCCTGTAGTATCAAATATATTTGAGCTTTGAATATTCTTCTTACCTTTACGCATACCAAATTGTAATGTATTTATTATAAATCGGATATCACCATTTGATTGTTCATATAATTCTTTCAATTCTTGCTCTTTGATTTTAATCTTTTCTGTCACTACAATATTGTAGAGTAATCTGTATACTTCCTGATAACTAGGCTTCGTCATTTTAATATCAAAACAATAATTCAAAATTGGTTTTATTGACTGATCAAATTTGTTATTACATATACAAATAATTGGAATCTTTGATTCTTTTATACATTCTGTTAAACACGATATAAAACCATAATCATCTCCAGCATCTATTTCACTAACCACTAATACATTTTCTTGACCATCAAATGTTTTTTTTGTTTTTAAAATAGGCTTAATCACATTATTCATATAATCTTTATCTCTTTCATCTTCTAGAGACAAATCTATTATATTATAGTCATGTTTCTTCAGAATTAATTCGACTAATAGTGTTTTACCAATACCAGTTAATCCCGACACTAATGCACATTTATTCTTCTTATTTGTAGGTTCCCATTCTAATAACCATTGAATAAATGGTTGAATTATATTTTTATTACCAATGAAATCATCAATCTTTTTTGGTCTATAAATAGTTGTAAACATTATTATATTATTTCATTGTAAATTAAATATATTTTTTATAATCAATTTTATTAAAAATTAAATAAACTCATCAGGTAGTTTAGACGAACTACCAAAACCAAAATTTACACGCTATGTAAAGGGCAAACTTTTTTGATTTTTATTTCACCGAAAGGTGCGGTTTTTACAAGTTCTAAAATCTTCAAGGGTGTAAATACAAAATATTTAAATACAAAATATTTAAATACAAAATATTTAAATACAAAATATTTAAATACAAAATATTTAAATATTTATAAGCATGATAACATGTAATTTGATGGGTGGTTTAGGCAACCAAATATTTCAAATTTTTGCTACAATATCTTATGCTATTAAGAGTAGAAATCAATTTAAATTTCTAAATGTATCTACACTTGGTGGAGGTTCAACCACTATAAGAAATACCTTTTGGAACTCTTTTTTTAGTAAGTTAAAGCCTTTTTTGGTTGATAATATTTCGCAACCTATTCATGTAATTAGAGAGAAAGATTTTACATTTAATGAACTTCCAATATATGAAATGATTGGAAGA